ATGTGTGCTAACTCCCAATACAGGGTGGTGTTTTTTACTTAGCTCACCTGTTATGTGCTACAAGCTACCTACCTTCACAGTTTCTTCCCCTAAGGTACTACCCACTGCTACTACTATAGATAGCTTGTAACACATCCTCGAATCCCGATTGATTTCATTACGCATTCCTCTCTCTCGAAAGGTGCAACAATCTTTATCTAATAATGTGCTACAAGCTACCTACGTTCAGTCGTTAGGTCAAACAGGGCATATGTTTTAATAACTAACTCCTACTTGTAGATAGCTAATTTGCTTTGGCTAAATCGTATTTAGACCATTTTCTAAAAAATCTTGTATGTCACCCATGTATCTGTGTATGAACCACTTGAACAACATCTCGTCATCGTAGTTATCAACTTCTATAATGAACGGTGAACTCCACCATGCATACTTGAATCGTATGTTTGAGATGTGACCGTTGTTGTCTATGTCGCACAGTATCCTGTAATCAGGACCACCACCTGCGAGTTGTAGTTCCAATGTTTTGAGTACACGTATTCCGTACACGCTTGACTCAATCTCCTCAAGAGTTTCCTCCGAGTAACTTGATTCATCTTTCTCATATGCACGTAACCAATTGTGAAACCTATTCACAATGTCCTTGTACGTATCATGTGCCTCTTGTGGTATGTCTGTACCGTTAGCCATTATGCCTCCTTCTGTTTTATAACTTTGTCACTCACGTGTTCATAGATGTCCTCATCCATAATCTTTCGTACACCACATGACTGAAAGAATCTATCTCTATCAAAGTTAACAAACTTACGAAAGGTGTCAGCAAAATCGTACATCAAATGTAACAGTGTGTACAATGTCAACCACTTTTCGTAGTACGACATCTCTTCACTGTATTGCACGACCATTGCTCTTTCGTGAATGTCTCTAGCAATAGATTCAAATATACCTTTATTCATATACATACCTCACATTCTTGTAATCCACTAGGTATTGCCATACCACATGCATGGTAGTTCACAAACAAGTCTGCATGTTGAGGGCAACAACCTTTCTCTATATTATGGTCGAACCTTTTCACGTATCGATAAGAGCCATCTCTGACTTTGTCAGTTACCTCGTCCTGCAACAAATCTCTACGCTCTTGCAATTCCACATGCTTGGTAGTTTCTTTGCAGTCTCTACACATACCGTACATCGTCATGTGTTTACCACACAATGTACAGCTAGGGCGCTGACTGTGGTTAATCTCTTGATGTTCGATACGCATACCTGATAGGTTCGGTATCTCCGTACGAGTGATAGTCTTTGTAGCTCTCATGTGTCTCGCATCAGCACTTACAAAGTCAACCTCGACCTGTGTCTTCATACGTGGTATTGAACCACGCCTCTGATTTTTTGCACTCATGTACACCTCCTTTGCCAAAACAAAAGTGCTTGCCAAACAATCTAGTTTCGATTCTTCACGTATGGTTGGTGGTGGTTTATAAGTTGATTTGATTGACTGGCTGTGGTAACCGTGTGTGTGTATTGACTGAATGTGGTAACACGTGTGAGTTATTTGTTAGCATAAAAAAAACCCTACGGGCGTGAACCCGTAGAGTTTAATTATTTAGACTAGATACTTAGCTGATACATTTAAGTCATCGATATATTTTTCAGAACAGATACAATCTTGTAGACCGTTCATAACATCTAAGATGTGCATATCGCTTGACTGTGTAGCACAGTTAAGTTCTTGTTCTATTAGTTCTTGCTCTGCTAACTCAAGTATTCTTCCAAGTTGTTTTGCATTGTCTTGATTTTCTTTGAAGTCAGAGAGCCTTTGACTTTTCCCGTGCTAGTTACCTTTAGTTTCTCTTCTTGTTGCAAGATGAGATTCTTGATTACATCGGGAGTTGCACTACGCCACATGACGTCCCAATCGTATAGAGGAATAGCTTTCTCGTTTTCATTATCTATCAAGTAGACATTGTAACGTCTCTTGTATTCCCCTTGTGCGTTCTTGTGTTGACGCATGTAGGTTCTAATGGAACAGTGTTCTAGTCCTTTGATTTTTTTCAATGGACTTGCTACTCCCACTCCTGTTTCGGGTAGGAATACTCCTG